GGGTGGTTGGTCATACCACCTTGGATGTTCTTTTGTCTGAAACATCAGATGGGAGAACAGACAGTTGACAGACCGTTATATCTATGATCTAGTGTTGTCTCTCGTTAATCTTATCTATAGGTGATCTATGAAACTGTGCATTCACTGCAAACATCTCCTGCCCCGCGATGGGGACCCAGACTACGCACTAGCTAAGTGCGCTGCATTCTTCAAAATTCACCCAGTGTCTGGCGCGAAGCTCTACTCTTACGCCTATAACCAACGGATGTTCCTGATGACTCCTGGTGAGGGAAAGTGTGGAGAAACGGCTGTTTTCTTTGAACCAGCAGAGGTACACAACGATGAGTGACTTCAGCCCAGAGATCCGTAACAGTGCTTGGTGGTCAGGTGATAGCCGTATGGCTGCTAATGGTCGAGCAGCAGAAGCTATCCTCGTTAAGCAGGGCAAGATCATTCCTGAAGACATCTCTGACAAAGAGAATGTGAAGATGGGTCATGTCATGCAGCCGGTGATCGGCAGGCTCGTGCAGGACCGTCTGAAGGTTGAACTCAAGGATGCTGACTACTCTATGACTCATCCTAAAGAACCTTGGTTACGTTCTCACTTTGACTTCATCTCTGCTGATGGATCATTCCTCGTTGAAGCTAAGAATTACAACGGATCTCAACGCAAGAAGTTTGATGAGTCTGGGATCATGCCGGATGCCGATCGTATCCAGTGCATCCACGAGGCTACAGTTCACGGGATCAGCAAGGTCTATCTCGCAGTGCTACTGGGAGGCCAGGAACTGCAAGTGATCCCTGTTGATGTCACTCCTGACATGATGCTCGACCACGTTAAGTGGGCTGCAAAGTGGTGGAGTTACGTTGCCAGCAACACAGAACCTGAACCTGAGACTGTTGAGCAGGCCAGACTCCTCTTTCCACAGTCCGAGTCATCTGTAGCAACTGCGAACGCTGAACTTGAATCTATCCTTGAAAGGCTTGCTAGCCTCACAGAACAGCGTAAGAGCATCGAGGACGCTGAGGAGCAGCACAAGTTAGCAGTGATGCGTTTCATGCGCGACAGGGACGTTCTATCGTCCGTTGATGGTAGTGTGCTTGCCACCTGGAAGTCAGCCAAAGGATCTAAGAAGTTTGATGCCAAAGCATTTCAGGAAGCATATCCCCAAATGTACGATCAGTTCGTCCGGGAGGTTCCCGGATCTAGAAGGTTCCTTATCAAATGAATGAAGAAGTGAATGACGATGATGTATGGCATCTGTATCGCGCTCTTGCGATGGCTGCTTTTATAATCAAACGAGAGAATCCCTACCATCATCAAAGCAAACAGATGATCAAGGATTCTGCTTCTGAATATGCCAATCTTATGTGTGAAGGATTAGAAAATGAGCCAGTTAATCACCGTTGATCAAATCCAGACGATGGCAAATGCTGTCGTCAAATCACAACTATTCGGAATGAAGACAGTAGAACAAGCTACTGCTCTTATGCTAATCGCCCAAGCAGAGGGCTATCACCCTGCTCTCGCAGCTCGTGACTATCACATCATCCAAGGTCGACCAACCCTGAAAGCAGAAACCATGATGGCGAGGTTTCAGCAGCAGGGTGGCAAGGTTGACTGGAAGACTCTCACTGACGAGGAAGTTACCGCCACCTTCTCACATCCATCTGGTGGTTCTGCAACCATCACCTGGACGTTTGAGCAGGCTAGGAAGGCAGGTCTCACCGGTAAGGACAACTGGAAGAACTACCCTCGTGCGATGCTGCGTGCACGGGTGGTATCGGAAGGTATCAGGACGGTCTTCCCAGGCGTTGTGCTGGGCGTCTACACGCCTGAGGAGGTGCAGGACATACCTACACAACCACAGACTCGTGATATGGGCACAGCGGTCGTTGTAGAGGAGGAGAAGGTTGAGCACCCCTTTTCACTCTTTCTCGCAGATGGAAGTGTCTACAAGGGCTACCCGGATTTCTCCGAGTACTTGGAGGGCATTAGGTCTATGGTATCGAAGATAACCAACTCTTCTAAGTTCAACGAGGAAGAGAAGAAGGCCAAGATCACTTCTCTATTGACTGCCAACAGCAAGCAGATAGAAGCACTGCCTGCTCTTGCCAAGATCCAACTGAAGGCTGCTCTCATCGGGGAGGGATCGAACCTCCCAAACGCAATAAGGGAACCGTCAGACCCGGAGACATCGGAGGAACTGTAGGCGGATTCCATCGTATAGGTCAGATCAACATCAGAGGTTTTCATGAGTTACGGCAAAAGCGAATATCCAGTGACCCCCGGCAAGGCAACTCTTTTCTCGAAAGATCCCTCCCAAAAGAAGAACCCTAATCAACCAGACTGGGACGGTGATTTAGTTCTCACTAGATCGTATACAGAAGGTCAAACCCTCAAGCTATCTATCTGGAAGAGTATGGCTAAGAATGGTAAGGAATACTTCACCATCAAAGAAAACACCTACTTCAAAGACAAAGAGCTTGCAGATAATGCTCCCAAGGAAGTACCTGCTCAGTACAAACCTTATGGCGGGACATTCAAAAAGAATGTTGATGATGATTCGGATGTCCCTTTTTAAATGACTCCTACCCAGAGGTCTCTAGAGTACCTGCGTGAGCAAGGTTATCTCTGCGCCATAGTCGAGAAGTGGAATCCACACGCTCGCATACGGCAGGATCTCTGGGGTTGGTGTGACATTCTGGCTATTCGTAAGAACGAGGTTCTGGCAGTCCAGGTCACAGCATCTGGAGTGTCAGACCGTATCAAGAAGATAACTGCATCTGAGACCGTAGACAAGGTTAGAGAGGCAGGTATCCGGATAGAGGTTCACGGGTGGCGGAAGAACTCCGCTGGTAAATATGTAATGAGGATTGAGGATATATCATGAAGAGTATATTTGTAGCCACGCCTATGTATGGCGGGATGTGCACGGGTTTCTACCTGCAATCAATGCTTGCACTCACTACTATTGCTAGGCAAGCAGAGGTTGAAATAGCCTGCTCTTTTATGTTCAACGAGTCTCTCATCCAGAGAGCCAGGAACAGTCTGGCACATCAGTTTCTGAAAACTCATTGCACTCACTTGATGTTCATTGATGCTGACATCCGGTTTGATGCCAACGACATCCTGTCGATGCTTGCAGCAGACAAGGACATCATCTGCGGTCTCTACCCTAAGAAGGAGATCAACTGGCAACAAGTGGCAATCTCTGCCGCTGCTGGTGTCCCGGTAGACCAGCTCAAGAACCACACGGGTGCGATGGTGGTCAACCTAGTAGGCCAGGAAGGAGAGACCATTGTCCCCGCTGGAGAACCTCTGGAGATCGTCAACGGAGGAACGGGATTCATGCTCATCAAGCGTGAGGTGTTTGAATCACTCAAGCCTTTCGTAGCCACATATCACAACGATGTGATCGACACGGCAGGACTCTTCAAGCCTGACCTCATGCACGAGTTTTTCCCTGTGATGGTAGAAGATTCCAGGCTGTTGTCGGAAGACTTTGCTTTCTGCACTATCGCTCGCAGACAAGGCTTCCAGATCTGGGCCGCTCCCTGGGTGCGTCTGGGACACTACGGGAGCTACCTGTTCGAAGGATCTCTAATCCCCGCTCCGTAATGCCAGCACTTCGGCATTGACGTAGGCAACATCTCCGCACACGAGCCGGTCACCAAGAACCGGCTCACCCTTCTCTAGCAGCACCAAAGAGTTCTGAAACTCTATACGCTTTACCGAGTGGTTGATCTTGGTCTTGCCGTTGACAGCCGCTATAAAGCCAGCAAAGAACTGGATGGCGTTGGTCCCATACCCAGGCATCCACATGGTGTGGAAGTCCTCAACAATGTAGACACCACCGTTGTTGAGCTTGGGCCACCAGCGGTTCCAGTTCTCAATGATGTCTGACGCCAGATGAGATCCATCATCAATGATGACGTCGAAGGTGTCCTCCAACTCAACAGTCTTGGAGTCACCTATCACCACCTCGATTCTGCTGTCATCAAACTTGAGATCAGCACACTTGGCATCAATGTCAATCCCGACAATCTTCTCTGCTTTCCAGAAGTACTTAGCCCAGGTCTCTAGTGACCCACCATTTTGTACTCCGATCTCCAGCAATTTGATCTTGCTGTCTGCTAGATACCATAACTTGTCATCATAGAAACTTAGATATGTTGACCACTTGTCCGAGACTTTCCCGGTCTTGATACGATGAATACTTGCTAACGACATCCCCATCTTCTCCTGGCTGCTTTCCCGCGCTCTCCGGTCCACCCCCTGGACCGTGCACAGAAACTCTTGTGGCGTGGGCCTGACTTGGTGGGAGCTTGCAGGTTAGACCCAGCAGCACGAGCCTTCTTCCTACCCTTCTCAGTCAGTCCAGCGCCTCTGCTGGCAGGCAACTTCTCACCCCTGCCAACACTTAAATTGGGAAACTTCCTCATAGCAGATCAGCCTCCGCTTGCCTGCGCTTCAATAGGCCGGGGAGGACCTTGCCTCCACCCTTGCACCACTTCAACAATTCTACCTTGGCTTCTTCCCAGTTCTGCTCGTTGATCTTCTTCTTGAGAGTGGAAGTCTGGAGTTTGCCAACACCCAGGTTGTAGCAGAAGTCTACAAGAGCGTTAAGCCTTCTTGGGTCTGTTATGAGTCCCGGACAGTGGCGCAAGGCCCCCGGTAAATATGTGTGCCTCAGTTCGTATTCCAACAGCGCCTGTGCTTCTGGCTGCGTCATTGGAGGGTCTTGCAGAGTTACTCTTTTCCCGTTTGTGTATTGGGTCGAGCCGAAACCAATTGTTGGTATCCCAGCAGGACATAGGTACGGCGACCCTCGGAAACCTTCGAAACGCTGGCATAACGATACCGCTATAGATAGATCAAAGTCCACGCTTGGCAAGCGTCCTGTCGAGGAACCAATAATTCAACGTGCCTGACACCAGAGCAGAGAAGTCTGCACTCATCATTAGTTTGAATACTTCTGTAGGCTCCGTCCCAGTGCGCCATGAAGAATATGCCATCCACAGATGTACGCAAGACCAAATGAATAAGATCCAGTAAGTAACAACAGGACGTACAGAGGCAGATAGAGAAGCTGCGAAGCCACCAGCAGCCTTGACCATCTCAGTCTGCGATTCAATCGCCGCATTGAAAGCATTCATAACTCCTGCATCAACAGTAGCCTCATGCTGTGCGCCAATCTCTGCCATCTTCTGAGCGCCCCTCTGGGCCTCCAGCTCACACTGCCGGTTGAACATCTCAAGTTCATGACCACGTTCATTCTTCTTGTCTAGGAACTTCAAAACCTCTGGCGCCAGACGGAAGATACCGCCCAGCAAGGAACCAAAGATGCCACCAGACAAGAGTTCCAACATTAGCCCATTCCCTCGCCAGGAGTGACATACACGTTAGCAGTGCCAGTAGCAGTGATGTAAGTGATGTACACGTTCGCGGTAGGAGAACACTGAGGTCCACTCAACACGATAGACTCTGCTGGACGAATTGGCACACCATAGTTGCCAGACGTAGCGTTTGCTACAGCAGCGTTGTTTCCGCTAGTAGACGAGATCCTGACGTAGACTGGCTGACCAGTAGAAGCAACCTCGTGGTTTACAAACAAATACTGACTGCAAGGGCTGTCAGAATAAATGTTCGCACTCTGGTTGGTGGTTGTACCAGACAGAACAAACGTCCTGCCCATAGGGTAAAACGCTTGGTTGTAGGCCATCAGTAGATCCTCTTACCTGCACCGCTGGTAGGACTCTGCTTGGTGTCGTACGCTCCCTCGCAGAAAGGGATGATAGAACGGAAACCACCGACAGGCAGTTGTCCTGGTTCCCACCTCACCATGCCCTTGCTACCGTCTCTCGGCAACTGTGGCCGAGTTGACTTGGCAATCTGCTGGTTTAGATCATGGTCCCGTTGCTGGGGTCGGCTCTTCATTTCGATACTCCTTGGCAGTGATCGTAAGGTAACAGAACACCACATAGATGCCGAGTGTCGCCACCCGCTCCCACGTTGGGTCCCACATTGTCCAGCATCCTAGACCACACGAGGTCAGCAGGGCTAGGACGGTAATAAGCCTGTCCGTCACCACGGTCAAGGCTAGTTTGATCAATTGAATGGCTTCCATATAGATTACTCATCGTCATCGTTCATAAAACCCGTACCCCAGTCAGAACCCTCGTCTTTCAGGCGCAAGGCTTCCAACTTGAGCGCACGGTCGATAACCTTCATCTTAGCATCAAGACTGGCTTCCGGATCAGAGATGGTCACACGCAGCATATCTGCGAT